TCCAACAGATCCAGGTGCTCCAGTGCACACGAAGATGCTACAGCATCATGGCGAAGTAAATTAAAATCCCGGAAAGAGCGGTATTTATTAAAATGCTTTAAGGAGCGCTGCTTGTATTCATCAGAAAATTCCTTGTCCTCTTCGCTGCTGTTTTCACGGTAGACACTATTAGCCGCACTGCCCAACTGATACCAAAATGGTGGGTATGCTTTAAACTGATTGCTTATAGCATCTAGACCGTTATATCTCTTTATGGGGTCCGGAATCATCAAAGTCTTGTTGTATTCATGTATTTGATTTTCGGTAAGGCGGAGGTAATCGCTAAATTCGTAGGTATCAGCAAGTTTCCAAGCTGCTTCAAAAAGCTTTTTTTGCAACCCGTTTAATTGATAGATAAGATTTTTATCAAGTTCCCAAAGTGATTTTTCACGGTTTAAGCTGTATTCGGCTTTATTCTTTCTGTAATTCATATAGCCAGTGCCTACTTGTGTTGCCAGAGTCAGGGCCATAGAAACGGGGTTCGTCGAAAGAAAAATGGCTCCAACATTCGGCACAGCAGACCAAATGGCGTTCTTCATCCGGTGCTGATACTCTTTCTCAACTAATTGCCTATCCCCGGCATCAATCCGATTTGCCGTAATAAAATCCAGAATTTGTTTGATTACTTCCAACAAAGGCCCGTCTTTGGGCATAGTCTCCAGGTTTAAGTTATTTAAAATATTGTTATATTCTTGGTCCATAATCTGTGCATCATTGTAATCGATTATTTGAGACACAGACACAGTCCACAGATTTAAAGCGTATGCGACTTTTCTTTTTTCTTCGTCTGTATACATTGTTATTCTCCTTAAACATCGATTTCAGCAACGATTGGAAGATGGTCGGAAATATTCCGTAAATAATAGTCATAGTCGCCGCTGCAGTACTTATCTACTGCGTAGATGGGTTCACAAACAATGTTATTTGTGCCGATATGCGATAATTCTGGGCTGATGGTTACATGGTCATAGTTATTGACGTAGTTATCTTCGATGTTGCTAGAAGCATTATTATCGTTGTAGTCCTGCTTTAATGTTGTCAGTTGACTTTGCAATGTTAGGACGGCGTAGCTGCTCTTTCCGGCGGAATAATTGTACATTCGAGAAACATAACAGTTTTTATTCTTGGGTTGCACCTCGGGATTAAAAATGTTTAGGTTGTAATCGCCTAAAGCGATTGTGTAGGCTAGTCGGAAGTTGCCATATCGTTGCTGGCACAATTGCGGGTAAATCTCACGTACAATCGTATCATATTCCCGTTTCCGCTTATCAATTTCGGATAACGTATCTGCTCCCCCCTGATAAACATGGATATTGATAAAGCGAAACTCAAAAAATCCGCCATAAAGGGGTTCGAGCCGGATATAATATGGAGTCCTAGCAAAAAAAGAGCAGTTAACGTTAACATCATTATTTGTGAGTGAGTTTATAATTCTTGGTTCAAAAACACCCTGGTTGTCTTCTGCCAATTTGAATTTTCTACTGTCCCAAGCATAGGCGTAGCCTTCGCCGCGTATGGGTTCACCATTATTAATTAATTTTGTGGTATCCGAGGAATCAAATGGTATACCAAAGCAATGATCCCACCCGTACAGGTGGTGTTCAATACAGTCGCTAAACAGATTGTTAAATCCGGCACCGCCACTAAAGATTTCCTGAAAAGCCACAATATCAAGCCGTTCTTTATATATAATTTCTGCTATCTTATTAAAATCCTTGTGTGCGTTTTCGCCAAAGCGCTGCATATTAAATGAACCAATTCTGTACTTCATATGTAAAACTCCTCTACCGGTAGCATATAGCAGTATACACGCACAAATATTATCAATGAACAAAATAAATCAAGCGGAATTTGTCCATATAGAACAGTAAAAATGAAAAACAGAATCTTTTTTTGTATTGTATCACACGTAACGGGACACTTCAAGCCTTTTGGGTGGAAAAATATCCCACACGCCAGCAAATCTATGCCGGCGGGGGGTATCTCTGTATTCAATTAGCCCTCAATCTCCGCACCATTCTGGAAGGTGAACACCAGCCTCCCGTTCTGGTAGACGGTGGCCTTTTGGACCGTTGCCGCCCAGAGCAGGTCATCGAATTCCGTAACGCCAGTGTCGTACTCGGCGAGTGTGAATATAAATGCACCGATTTGGTCGGCCTTGACGGTGCGCTGGGCTTTCTTGGTCTCAAGTTTGTCCACTTTGGCCTGCATTGCCTTGTACCGGGCTACATAACTGTTATACTGCTCGGCGTATGCTTCTTGGCTCTGTGCGTTGTGGGAGTTGTCCTCGATGCATTGCTGGGTCAATTCAGTCACTACTGTGATCTCTTGGCGTAGAGCGTCCAGTTCTGCGTCGATGGAGGAGCAGTCGGTGAGGGTGGCCTGCATGAGGCGGCAGTCCTCTAGGAGTGTTTCTTTGTCGTCTAGCAGCTGGTTGAAGGCATTGAGAAAATGTTTCTTAATATCATCCTCCCGCAGGTGAGGGGTGCGGCAGTGCTGCTCCTGGTCGAATTTTTCATTGCATTGCCAGACTATACGGCGGTATTTGCTGTTGGAGTGCCAAATCTTTGGCCCATAGCAGGCACCGCAGTCACCGCAGACGATGCGGGAGGAGAATATGTTGGAACCGCTGTAGCGATGTCCAAGACCTTTCCGTCGCGCAAGCTCAGCCTGCACCAAATCGAATTCGAGCGGGTCGATGATGGCCTGGTGGCTATGCTCAATATAATACTGTGGAATTTCGCCCTCATTGACCTTTTTCTTTTTGGTGAGGTAGTCTACGGTGAAGCACTTTTGAAGTAGAGCCGCTCCCTTGTACTTCTCGTTTGTGAGAATACTGGAGATGGTGGAGGATTGCCACTTTACCTTGCCGGACGGGGTCGGAATGCCGGTGTCGGTGAGCAGCTTGGCAATGGTACCGGGTGTCCGACCAGCCATGAATAAGCTATATATCTGGCGGACGATTTTCGCCTCATCCTCAACCACCTCTGGCAGTCCGTCTGGCCCTTTGCGGTAGCCCAAGAACTGCTTATAGGGGAGGGTGACCTTTCCGTCTGCAAATCGTTTCCGCTGGCCCCAGGTGACGTTCTCCGAGATAGAGCGACTCTCCTCCTGGGCCAGAGAGGACATGATGGTGATGAGTAACTCACCCTTGCTGTCCAGGGTGTAGATGTTTTCTTTCTGGAAGAACACCTCTACGCCTTTCTCTTTCAGCTTTCGGACGGTCACCAGACTGTCCACCGTGTTTCGAGCGAAGCGGCTGACGGACTTGGTGACTATGAGATCAATCTTGCCACCCATGGCATCGGCGACCATTTGGTTGAAGCCCTCGCGGTGCTTGGTGTTGCAGCCAGAAATTCCTGCGTCCGTATAGACAGAGACGAATTCCCATTCCGGATTGCTTTTGATGAATTGGGTGTAATAGTCGATTTGCGCCTCATAGCTGGTGAACTGCTCATCGCTGTCCGTGGACACTCGGGCGTATCCGGCCACCCGGCGCTTTCGCACTGTAGTGGCTGGGATGTGGGTATGTAGGTCGATGGTCGGCGGAATGACCGTTACTGATCTGGCTCTTGGCATTTTTGTTCCTCCTGTTGCTTTTTCGCTTTGTCTCTGGCTGCGGCTCTCATTTCTGGTGTCCAGCTCTCTGCCCTGGAACGGTCTGCCCATTGTTTAACGATTTCTTGCCCATCCAGGCAGCAGAATACCAGCTGATTGCCATTCTCCACTCGAATTGCCGTTATTTTATCGTGGAGGGCGTCGGCGGTAATCTCATCTAACCCAAGCGCGTCGCGGGTGACGGACTCCAGAATGGACTCCGGTATCTGCTTGGACGGGCAGGCAGCTTTTCCAGAGGTGTTATAGGTGTTGCATATCCACAAATGTTTGTTGTGAGCAGTTTTGCGTCGGTATCGTTTGCCGCATATTCCACATACCAAAAAGGCTGTAAAAGGGATGGGCTTGTCAGGTTTAGAGTTGCTGAATTTAGCAGCTCTCCGGGCAAATTCGCTCTGTACCGCCTGAAAATCCTCGTCGGTTATAAGTGCTTCATGCGTGTCCTCGACGTGGTACATGGGCAGTTCTCCGCGGTTAATACGAGTTCGTTTTGTGAGGTGGTTTTCACGAAAGGTTTTCTGGAGAAGAAGATTGCCGGTGTAGGTGTAGTTGGTCAACACCTGCCGGACGCAAGAGCGGCTCCACGCATTGCCGCGACGAGTTCTATTTCCTTGGGCGTTGAGTTTTTGCGCGATGTTGCCAAGACCCAGGCCGGAGAGATAATCTGCAAAAATCTCCTTTACGATTTGCGCCTCGCTTGGGTTGACGGTATACGCGCCGTCCTTGTACTGATAGCCGAATACCTTGCCTGACCACGGGATTCCTGCTTCGAAGTTTCTCTTGATGCGCCATTTCTGATTCTCGCTGGCGGACAGGCTCTCCTCCTGGGCGTAGGAGGCCAGAATGGTCAGCATTAGTTCACCGTCCCCGCTCATGGAGTGGATGTTCTGTTCCTCGAAGTAGACGTCCACGCCCAGGGCCTTTAGTTCACGTATCGTTTGAAGTAGGGTCACGGTGTTTCGGGCAAACCGACTGATGGATTTTGTGATGATTAGATCGATGTTTCCGGCGCGGCACTCCGCCAGTAGTTTTTGAAATTCCTCCCGGTTCTCTTTTGTCCCGGTCAGCGCTTCGTCGCTGAACACGCCTGCGTACTCCCAGTCGGGGTTCTGCTGGATGAGAGTGCTGTAATAGCAGACCTGGGCCGATAGGGAGTGCAGCATGGCGTCTTTACCGGAGGAAACTCTGGCGTAGGCGGCGACCCGTTTTCCTTTAGGCTGGGCGGGGGTATCAAACTCCACCCGCTGTACGATGCGTTCCATAGATTTACCTCCATTTGGTCACATATTTTCCCGCTTGATGGATAACTTATCAAGTGTTTTAACGGAAAATGCTACCCAAAGGGATGTTATGTTTTTTAATCATGATTGTATCAATTTTAGCGTACTCACCCTCAGTTATGATGCTTTGGCGAAGCATACACCTAGCAAGGCCCATCGCGGCTTGATACGCAACCATGTTACGAAAAGCGGTCTCGTTCATCCTGACACCTCCTTCCGATGGGCGTTGGCGATGATTTGTCTGACTTTTTGTGGGGCGGGAATATCATACCCCAATCGTAGTGCGATGTGTCTCATAGATTTACCTCCATTCGGTCGTATATTCCCTCTAAACCATTGAATTATCAAGCGTTATTACGGAAAATGATACCCAAATGGATGCTGTGCTTTTTGGTCATAATTGTGCCAATTTTGTCGTACTCTTTTGCGAAATTGATGCCCTGATGGAGCATATTTTTGCCAAGCCCCATCGCGGCCTGATGTGCAGCCATGTTGCGGAAAGCAGTCTCGTTCATTCAGGCACCCCCTTCCGACGGGAGTTGTGGTAGCAGGCCCGGGAGCAGTATTTGCGGTGGTTGTTGCCATAGCTGTCGAAAGGCTGACCGCATTGGGCGCAGACCGAGCGGTAGAATGCCTTGCGCTGGACCACACCTGGGTGGGCGTTCCACCAGGCCATGCGGCATTTGTCGGAGCAGAACTTTTTGGCGCGTTTTTTCGGTGTCTGCACCAGTTCTTCTCCACACACAGGACATATGTTTTCGACCATTTTTTCGACTGGGTGGCGGCGCAGGTGGCCCTTGATGGTATCTATGTTTATGCCGGTAGCATTGGCGATGCTCCTGTATCCCAGACCCTGGCTTCGTAATACGGTGATGATTTGTTTCTGTTCTGCGGTCATGATGAGTCCCCCTTTTGTATGCGGCCATAGATTTCTCTCCGTTTGGCCACATATTCCCTCTAAACCACTGAGTTATCAAGCGTTATTGAAGAAAATGATACCCAAAGGAATGGTTTGATTTTGGCCATAATTGTATCAATTTTAGCGTACTCGCTCTCGGCGGTGATTTATAGCTGTTCAGCGGTCATGATGAGGCCCCCTTTTATATACGGCCACGGGGGAGAGGGGAAGTTAAGGGAAAAACGAAAAAAGCCCGCTGAGACTTCCGGAGAAATCTCAGCGGGCCGAAAAATAAATCGAAAATTTATCTGTATAGCGATCACCTGCCCGGGCCTTTACAGGCTGGGCAGGGTAGGGGTGATATGATGGTCATACCGTCTGGACGTAGTCCATGGAGATCCACCCCAGGCCGGACTTCAGCTTGCCCCAGCCAGCGGTGGAGCCTTTGCCGGACTTGACCTCTGTGATGGTGAACACGCCCTTGCCGGTGTACTTGCCGGTCTTGGCGTAGTTCGTGC